ACCCTGACCACTTCTGTGTAATTTTCTTCTGTGCATTTTGGGAGCTCAATTATTTTACACCTTCTTTTAAGTTGTTCAATTGAGTCATCTACACTTAAGTTTTTATAAACTTTTTCAGGTGGCATACTGCTTGTAATTATTATTGTTTTAGCTAATAATGGAAATGGTACTCTTCCACGTCTAGATAGTTTGAATTCATATCGGTCAATCATTTTTAGTAAGTTTTGAAATTTAATGTTTCCTCTAAAATCGTCAATTATAATTGTTTCTTGTCCAGAATAACAATCTTGCCAGTCTTTGTCATCAGCCCAAGTGTAAGCATTAGGATAAGTTTCATAAGCCCATCTTGATTTACCACATCCAGTAGGTCCCCAAATCCAAATTCCTTTGGTCATCCAATTTCGTTTTTGTTTGCATAAATAATCGTCTTCCAGTTTGTCCAATGTACGTCCGTATTGGTGATATAGTTCTGGATTCTCTTCTCTGACTTCTGTGCAGTTTTTTTTTCCCGCTAAAATATCGTCTTTTAATTCAATTAAATCTGTTCTTTTTCCTTGTTCGCTTATTTTTCCAAATTCTTTGAAGTTACCTTCTTTTTTACAGTAATTACTTGCACATTGTGCGCTAGCTTTACGTTCTTCTAAATGTAATTTATTATCTTTGAATAATTTTTTAATTGCGCTAAAAGTTTTTGCATTTTTTAATTCTACATAACCTTGCCAATGTTCTTTTCCAGTTGTTGGACAAATTTCTTTTCCTACAATTAAGTATTTCATTTGATTTTCGTTAAAATCATAACCAGTTTCATTGAAACCAGTAAAACACACATTTCTAATTCGCTTGTTCATTTTTTATATAATAAATATTATTTCTTTAAGTACTTTTAACTTTTGTGCAGAAAAAAAAAAAATTGAAAATTTTTAAAAAATTTTTTTACTTTTAACATAAAATGCCTTACTACCGAAAGAAACGTGTCTACAGAAAAAAAAGACCTATGAGACGAAATAGAAGAAAATATTCAAGACTTCCTCGAAGATCTCTTGGTAATCCTAATCAAAAAGTCTACTATTTCAAACGATTCACAACTCTTGGAACTATCGTTGTAACATCTTCTTCTGCAAATGCGTATGGAGCATCTGTTTTTTCACTCGATCAATTACCAGGATATACTGAGTTTACAAATTTATTTGATTTTTATAAAATTAAAGCTATAAAACTATCGTTTATTCCAACATCTAATGTAACTTTACAAACTGGTAATTCTTCAACAACTGTGGCTAATTCAATTTATAATAATAGAATTTTTACAGTCATAGATTATAATGACGCTGGAATACCAACTTCTGTGAATGAACTTCGTGAATATTCTAATTGTAAATGGTCTCCAAATAATAAGATCCATAAGAGGTATATTGTACCAAATCCTTTGGCTGATGCAACTGATGATTCTACGATCTCATTGATGAATAAGCCTTGGGTTCCAACAACCAATTATGCTATGGATTACTATGCTATTAAATGGGCCATTGAAAACACAGCTGCAGGCGTTGGTGTCGAATTGTATAAAATGGAAGCTAAATTCTACATCGCTTGTAAATCGCCAAAATAATTTAAATTTTTTTTAAATTATTGTATGTAAAGCCGCCGGCAGGGCCTCGGGGGCGGAGCCACCGCTTGAAAAAACCAAACCAATCATTTTCCCCGCCGCCCTTTGAAGGGCAAAGGCGGAAGGTAGAAGCCCCCTTCTAGGGGGTTGGGGGTATGTGGTCAGGGAGAAAATTCTACACAGAATTTTCTAGTATT